TATGCCTCAGATCGTGTGACCCTGGGCTTCTTGATCTTAGTACGCGATGTGAGTGCCGGTCTACGTGATGCTTTAGCCATGATTATCACCTCTTATAAGATTATTATACCGAAGCATGTAAAAATGTCAACTGGTATTTTCGCTGCCTCATTGACCATATGTATATACTACCATAGAGACCGGCAAAGTAAACCGATTTTTTTTCGAAAAAAGTGATTTTGGCTGTTTACAAATGATGAGGACTTGGTATTATCAAAAAGTAAGCTGAATACAGACACTAACCAATCACACAGGAGTATATAGCATGGCACACATGATTGAGATGCTCAATGGCAAGGCTCAGATGGCCTACGCTGGTGAGACCCCTTGGCACGGCCTTGGTACTAAGGTTCCTGCCGACCTGACCCCTGCCCAGATGCTAGAGGCAGCCGGTCTTGACTGGACCGTTACGAAGGTTCCGGCCTTCGCTGAGGTTGCTGGCAAGAAAGTTCCGGTTGGCCGCTCTGCGCTGGTCCGTAGCGTTGACGACAAGATCATCGACGTCGTCTCTGATGACTGGAACGAGGTCCAGAACCAAGAAGCTTTCGACTTCTTCAATGACTTCGTCCTCTCTGGTGACATGGAGATGCATACGGCTGGCTCTCTTCGCGATGGCCAGATCGTGTGGGGTTTGGCCAAAGTCAAGGAATCTTTCGAGCTCTTCAAGGGTGACGTTGTTGAGTCCTACCTCTTGTTCTCGAATTTCCATAAGTATGGCTTCTCCACCGACGTGCGCTTCACTCCAATTCGTGTGGTGTGCAACAACACTCTGACCCTTTCGCTTAACTCTGCAGTCGAGCGGATGGCAAAGATCTCGCATCGCACCAAGTTCGATCCGGACAATGTGAAGCTGATGCTTGGCATTGCTGCTGACAAGCTTGCACAGTACAAAGAAATGGCTGGCTTCCTTGGCTCCAAGAAGTTCAACGACGAGACCATCGTCGACTACTTCAAGCGTATCTTCCCTGTGACTGGTGCTACTGAGAACACCAAGAAAGAGATGTCAAAGAATGCTGGCATCGCTCTTGAATTGCTCGACCAGCAGCCCGGTGCAGAGTATGCTCAGGGTACTTGGTGGCAGGCTTTCAATACGGTTACCTTCATGACTGATCAGACGGTGGCCCCAATACCAACTACCGTCCTCTCTATAAATTCTATATCTGGTAGAAGCTAAAGTAGAAACCTCTAGGAGATATATAATGAAGAGCGAACTCGAAATCCTCGTTGAAGAAGACATGATCATGGCTGGATATGATCCTACCATATGGGCTGACGTTTTGGAATATTGGAGGGAATACCTTGATTGAAATTTATAGCAAAGATAACTGCGTTTACTGTGTATCAGCTGCTAGTCTTTTGACTACTAGAAATAAACAGTTTACAGAATATAAACTTGGTGTAGATTATACCAGAGAACAAATACTGGAAAAGTTTCCTAATGCTAGGTCTTTTCCGGTAGTTGTTATCGATGGATATCACATCGGTGGATATATTGAGTTGAGTAAAATCTTGACTGAAGAATCACAAGATCCGCGCAGGCTATTGAACGAGGAAAAATAATGATTACAGATCGTGAAGAAATGGTGAAGCTCCTCAAGCGAGGAGCTGTTGATATTACATTTACAAAGGTTGATGGTTCACTTCGTACATTGCGTGCTACCCTTAATCCTAATCATATGCCACCGCAGATGAAGAACGAAGATCTCGAAGCTGCTGAGACACATCGAAAGGAAAATCCTGATGTTCTTCCAGTTTGGTCGATCAATGATCTCGGATGGAGATCATTTCGTCTTGATAATATCCTAAGTGCACAGTACATCGAGGGATATGAATAAATAACAAGGCTCTTCGAAAGAAGAGCTTTCTTTTTTCTAATTATAGGAGTTCAAATGACATGGCATATTGGGGTTATCATCTCGTATTAGACTGCGCCGATCTTGATGCACACGCTATCAATGATTACGATACAATTTATAGATTTACAAAGCAATTGGTTAATGATATAGATATGGTTGCTTATGGTGAGCCACAGATCGTTAGCTTCGGTAGTGGAAACAAAGCCGGTTACACTCTTGTACAGTTGATTGAGACTTCAAACATCTGTGCTCATTTTGTTCCTGATGATCTCGATGGTGGCAACGCAATGTACCTCGATGTATTTTCTTGTAAGCCATACGATAATCAGATCGTTATTGATCTCGTAAAGCAATACTTCAAAGCAAAGTCAATTAGACCCTCTTTCTTGACACGCCAAGCTTAATTAAAGGATGACTATATTATGGAAGTGAATGAACTATCTGTTAATGCCAAGGGTGGCACTGAACTCATGATGGAAAGACTTTATCAGAGTCTTGATAAAGATCTACTAGAACAGTGTCAGATCATCCCGTCTCGTGTAAGAGATTTAGATGAGACAAAGGTTAGGATTCTTTGGCAGCATGATCTTCCTGGTGATCCTGAATCAGAGCATTTAAAGAACGGCGGACACGATCGTTTTCATAAGATTGTGTTCGTCTCTAACTGGCAGATGCAACAATATATTAATCATTATAATATTCCTTGGTCAAAGTGTGTGGTCATGCAAAATGCTATCATGCCAATTGAACCACATGAAAAGCCTAAAGATAAGATTAAATTGATCTATACACCTACACCACATCGTGGGTTGCAGATCCTTGTGCCTGTATTTGAAAAGCTATGTGAAGAGTTTGATAACATCGAGCTTGATGTATATTCTTCTTTTAAACTGTATGGTTGGGAACAGAGAGATGAACCTTTCAAAGAGTTGTTTGATCGTTGTAAGTCACATCCTAAGATTAACTATCATGGCACAGTTAGCAATGAAGAACTGAGAGAAGCTCTCAAGTCTGCACATATCTTTGCTTATCCTTCTATCTGGCCAGAGACGTCATGTCTTTGTTTGCTAGAAGCTATGAGCGCTGGTTTGATATGTGTTCATCCTAATTTTGCTGCTCTTTCAGAGACTGCTTCAAACTGGTCATACATGTACCAGTGGAATGAAAATCCATCAGCACATGCTGGAACATTTCATATGATCCTTTCTGATGCTATCAAGAGCATTGATGACAACAATGTACAGAATAAGCTTGATTTTCAGAAGTCTTATATAAACGGTTTCTATAATTGGGAAGGACGTAAACACCAATGGGCAGCACTTATTAGAAGCCTATTGGATGAACCAAGAGAGTTTCCTAAGCCTACATGGGTATATAGAACTACTTGAAATATAAATATCCAATGATATCCTTTTCAAGGAAAACATATGGCAAATGTAATAGAGTTAAAGAATAGTGATAATATTATACAATTTCCCGGCAGTACTAGGGAAGTACCAAAAAATCAAGAAGAAGTTACACAAAGAGTAGATAATATTAAACACCTTCATATACAAGAAGTATTATCTACGATGGTGCCTATAATCTTCAATCAAATGGCTACAGCTGGTTTCGATTTTATTGATGATGAAGAAACAGGTGAAGTTAATAATGTAAAGGATGGCGCTTTCTTGGTTGAAGCTTTAAGATCTATTATGCTTAAGCACTACGGTATAGATCACCCAATGCAAACACTTGCCGAGAATTTATTTAATGAAGATAGAGATAGCGGTGTACTTATTCTTAGACATGATGTAATATCATCTATGTTTGAAATTCAACAGGAGAAGAGCTAAGCTCTATATACATCATGATCATCATTGATCTTAACCAAGTAATGATCTCAAACCTAATGATGCAGCTTGGCAACCACACGAACGCTCAGCTAGAAGAGAATATGGTTCGCCATATGGTTCTCAATGCTATTAGGTCTTTCAACCAAAGGTTCTCACGTGAATACGGTGAAATCATCATCGCATGTGATAACACAAATAACTGGCGTAAAGTAGAGTTTCCTTACTATAAAGCTAATCGCAAAAAGAATCAAGAAAAATCAGAACTCGATTGGAAAGGCATCTTTGATTGTCTTGGCAAGATTCGTCAAGAACTTAAAGATTATTTTCCTTATCGTGTGATTGATGTTGTCTCTGCTGAGGCAGATGATATCATCGCTACTCTTGTACATACATATGGTAAAGTAGTTTCATCGGAGAATGATGAGAAGATCTTAATCTTGTCTGGTGATAAAGATTTCATCCAGCTTCATGTGTATTCCAACGTTCGTCAGTACGATCCAGTTCGTAAGAAGTTTATAGAGCACAATGACCCTGAACGTTATCTTCAAGAACATGTTCTTAAAGGCGACTCTGGTGATGGTGTTCCTAATATTTTGTCTAACGATGATTGCTTTGTTGTCGGTACACGTCAAAAACCAATGACTGCTAAAAAGATCGAAGGAATCTTAGAGTTCGGATTAGATGGTAAGTTTGATCATCCGCTATATCGTAATTATATCCGTAACAAGCGTTTGATTGATCTTAAACATACACCAGAAAATTTGCAAGAAATAATCATGCAACAGTATGAACAACAAGATAAGCGTGATCGTAGTAAGATGCTTAATTACTTTATAACAAATAGATTGAAAACTCTTATGGAAAGTATTGGAGAATTTTAATGAGACTGAGTATTTCAGAGATCTTAGACAGGGTTTCTAAAGCAAAAACTAAATCAGAAAAGTTGGAAACATTTAGACAATAAGTCAGGGAATGTTATATTCTGAGGCAAGAAAGATTTACTTATTTGTTAAGGGTGGTCATCCAGGCCTTTCAAATCTCAAGCGTGAATCTCTTTTTATAACTATGCTTGAGTCAGTCGACCCCAAAGATGCTGAGCTTCTCATAGCAATGAAAGATAAGAAGCTTCCATATAAGGGGATTACCGCAGCTTTAGTAACAGAGGCATATCCAGGACTAATCGATGAGCAAGTCAACGTTTAAGAAGTTCAAGAAGAACGATTATTCTTATGAAGATGAAGATGATGAATATTACGATAACCCTCGTAATAGAGTAAATAAAAAAGAAACTAAGAGACTCGAGAGAGCTCTTAAAACAAAAGATATTAATGCTCTAATTGAAGAAGAAGATTTTGAAGATGAAGAGCATTATTATGAGAGGAAGTAATGCCGACATATAAGTTCCGTAACAATGACACCGGTGAAGAGTATGAAGATTTCATGAGCATCTCTGCTCTTGATGTTTATTTGGAGGAGAATAAAAATGTAACTCAACTCGTAAACGGAGCTCCTGCAATTGGAGATAGTATTAGACTTGGTCTTAAGAAACCAGATAGTTCATTCAGAGATATTTTGAAAAATGTGAAGAAAGAACATTCGAAAGGATTGACTAGGTCTACTGTTAATACATTCTAATCATAACAATAAGAGAAACAATGACTCAACAACAAACAAGACTCAACAAGAAACAGAGAAGAGCATTAAGAGAACAAGGAGTAAGAGTAAACAACGAAGCAAACTTTAGAGTTAATTTTAATCTCAGAGAGATAAAACCTCTAACAGCTAACCAACAAAAAACATTTGAAGCATTCTCATCAAAAAAGAATCTCATGCTTCATGGAATTGCTGGTACAGGAAAGAGCTTCATCTCATTATATCTGTCTCTTAAAGAATTGTTTGATGGTAATTGTGGATATAAAAAAGTCTATATTATTAGAAGTGTAGTACCAACACGCGACATGGGTTTCCTTCCTGGTAATCAAAAAGAAAAAGCAAAAGTGTACGAAGCACCGTATTATGCAATTTGTTCAGAATTGTTTAATAGGGGTGATGCTTATGATGTACTTAAGACAAAAGATTATGTAGAATTCATTAGTACATCATTTGTACGTGGCATCACACTCAATGATTGTATTGTTATTGTTGATGAAGTGGCTAACATGACTCTTCATGAGTTAGACTCTATCATCACACGTATTGGTAGAAACTGCAGGATCATCTTCTGTGGAGACTTCAGACAGTCAGACTTTACTTTTGATAAAGATAAGAAGGGTCTTATTGATTTCATGAAGATCTTACAGAACATGAAAGCTTTTAGTTTCATTGATTTTGATATAGATGACATCGTTAGGTCATCACTAGTGAAAGAATATATTGTTGTTAAAGACAGACTTCAAATCGCGGCTTAGCGCCACAAGACCAGTTTATAATAGAGGCAAAGTCTTCGAACATTTTTTTACAGAGTTCGAAGACTTTGAAGCTCGTATCATCGACGGTAAAAGATATTACTTCGCACCAGATGGTGGTCAATACCCATCTGTTACTACGGTATTAGGTCAGCATAAAGATAAGACTCATCTGCAGAATTGGATCAATAACATTGGCCAAGAAAGAGCAGAACAGATTAAAGTACAGGCTGGTAACCGCGGTACTGCTATCCGCATCAAACCAGTACTTGATAAGAGGATTGGTTTGATATATGCTATCGAAGCTCCACTCTATTCTAAGAGACTTAATACAGCAGGCAGAACAGACTGCATTGCAGAGTTCGATGGTGTTGTAAGCATCGTCGATTTTAAGACTTCGCTTAAGCCAAAGAAAGAAGAATGGATCGAAGACTACTTTCTGCAAGCCACATGTTATAGTATTATGGCAGAAGATCTTCGTAACCTCGAGATCCCTCAGATAGCTATTATCATAGCAGTTGATGGTCAGCCCGAACCCCAAGTTTTTGTCAAAGATAAATATCTTTACGTAGAGAAAGTCTTAAAAATCTTTGGCTAGGGGAGACGATCATGGATGTTACAATCTACGGTAAGCCGAGTAAGTGTCAGAGAAAGATCATAAGAAAAGCTGCACACTATTATGCATCCTGCTTGATGTCTAATCGACTATCAAGTAACGTATATGTAACTGTTAGATTCAAAAAGAATCTATTTAAGAAAGAAGATTTTTACGGTGTATGTGACGCCCTCGACCTTAACAGGCCGAGGGATTTTGATATAGAGATAGATGCTGATCTAACCTTTAAACAGACTCTTAGTGTACTAGCACATGAACTTGTCCATGTTAAACAATACGCAACAGGTCAACTAAGAGACTATAATACTTCTAAGAAAATTAGATGGAAGGGAGATATCCATATTAATGAATATGGATATGATCATATTGATGCATCTTATTGGAATGCTCCTTGGGAAAAAGAAGCATATCGTTTAGAAAAAACTTTAACGAGAAAGTTTATGAGATACTTTAGAGGATCATAAATTAAATTTATCTATGATCTTAACTAGTTCAGAATTATAATCTTTAAGATTATTATTATTTTCTTTTTCCATTAAGCTTAAATATTTTTTAAGATATCCATTCGTTTCATATTCAATATCGCATTTAAGAGCATTGTTAATCTTAGACATTAGATCATATTTTTTTATCTGATACATAGCTCTAAAGTTTTTAGGCAAATTTAAAATAGACATATATTTTGGATATTGTAAAACTGTGCATGTAAAAGTTATTTCTTGTTTTTCACAAAAATCTACTACTTCTTCAAATACATTAAAGTTTAATATACTATAAACACTATGAGTTCTTAGATACATATTATCTGTTTTATTTTCTTTTATAAATTTAACAAAAGATAATATATCAGACCACTTACTACCATATCTAACATATTCATGATAATCACCAATAGCATCTATACTCATATCAATATGAACTGCTTTAAATTTTTTAATTAGTTGCCAAATATTATCTTTAGGTATAATACTGGCATTAGTATTAAGCCATAATTCTACATTTGATATATCTATTTTTGAATCTAATAAATTTAGAAACCAAAAAACATTATCACTATAAAATGGTTCACCACCACCCATCTTTAATATTTTTAATTTACTGTAATCTGTATTAGCAGCAACTCTTTTAAAATTATCTACATAACTAGTTAATTCATTATTTCTTTTGAATGAAAAACCATTTTCACTTAGTTCTTTTAAATTAGTTTTTTTATTCCATGAAGAACTTTGTACAGGACTGCATGATAAGCAACTCATATTGCATATACTATCTACACTTATATGTAGTATTTCTAATTGAATATCTGTGTCTTCTATTATTTCATTCCAAAATAATCTAAGAGAATGTGAATTTTGTTTTTCGCCTTCTACACAATGATTGCAATTATCCGGTTGTATAGATTCTCTTAAGATTTTCCATTCATCTGTATTTAATGCTTCATTAAAACTATTAATAGTTTGTATCTTATTATTATTCCAATTTACGTCTTTTCCATTTCTAAAAGAACAACATGGTTTAACAACGCCACCATTAAGACCTGACATATGTGTTATAGCTACTTGCTTACACTGTAACTTACAATAAGATGTCATCTATTTTAATAACTCTTCTTTATAAAAGCTTTCTAATTTAATACCATCTTGTGTAAACTTTACAAGATTCTTTAAACTCTTTTCATTGATTTGCTTCTTAATGATAGCGTATGCTTTAGTCATATCATCACCAATAAACCATTCGTAATCACCACTATCATCATCTAAAGCTTTCTTTGCAGCAGGATCAGCTAGCATCTTTTTAATTGATGCTCTAATATGTTCTGCATTTGGATTTGACTTACCAACCCATAGGCTCTTCTGTAGAACATCTCTAAAGTTCTTTACAAGAACATAAGCATCATAGAATTCACCTGATGGTGCTACTCCCCACTTTTCTTTATAGAGATCTTCGAAGTGATTGGTATTGTAGTTTTTGTCTTTTACGATCTTACCGGTCTTAAGATCAAGAACACCATGAGAGAACCAAAGCTTGTAATCACCTTTCTCGATCATTGGATTAATAAACTTAAGATGAGATGAATACGTCTCACGCACTGTATTAAGTTCACCACGAAGAGCAGCAAGTCTTGCCTCTGCTGGTTTCATTCCCTTAACAAAAATCATCTTATCATTATAACACTTGATGTATGCATCCATGTTTGGTTGTGGCCCACAGATCATCATAACAATTGCCATAACATCTGGTCTTCTACCTGATGTAGAACCAAACT